TCAATGAATTGTACGACACCTAGTTCACCATCAAAAGGTTCTCCAGCTGCAGCTTCATTAAATAATTTCATTTCATCTAAGGCAAAACCTAAATAAGTCTCCATAGATTTATTCTCTAATTCATTTTGTTTAAGTTTCATCACAGCATAATTATTTACTGCTGGGCCTAAAGCATTACCTAAAACTTCTAAAGCACCACCTATACCGCTTTTTCTAGTTGTGCCTGCCATAAGACCTGCTGCTAATGATGATAAAAAGGTTGTCCTTGCAAGATCGCCTTGGGGATCTTGACCTAATTCACTTCTTATCTGTTTAGCTCTTTCAATTAAACCTGTTGTGTATAGTTTACCACCAATTGGTTTTTCAGTTCCTTTACCTTCTTGAGATGCAGCAAACGTTTTTTTAGCTACTTGCTCTGGTGTTTCTGCGACTGGAGCAGGTGGTTTAGATGATATATCCTTACCTTCTATACCCACAGGACCACTAAGTCCTCCATCAATACTAGTAGGTTGAGTTACTTGTGCAACCGTTTGTGCTGGCACTGTTTCTTTAAGAATCTCACCACGTTTATTTTTAACTACTTTATTCAAATCAGCAATTTTTGTTTTACCAATTTGTGTTTCATTCTCTGGTTCTTTTAAAGCATCAGGTTTAATTATTCCCACTTCAGATCCCTCTGCTTGCGCAAGCTTAGTTCTCTTCTCTTGAGCTTTTTTAATTGCACCTCTACCTTTAGGTTTAGATGGATCTATAGGTCCAAACATTCTAGATGTATCTATGTTTGCTAATGGCTCTCCACCTAACCCAGTTATTTGATCTGCAGTGGTTCCATATGCTAAATTTGGATTAATGTTATCTCTTCTTATTTTATCAGCTAATAATCCTAAACCTTTTAAACCCAAGTACCCTGTTCCAACCGCTCTTCCAATCGGGGTAACTCCAGCAAAACCAGCTAAAGTATTTATACCTGTAGCAACTGGCCCTGTTACACCAAGTTTATCCATAATGTCACTTGATAGTTGATATGTTCCTGATGCTCCTATCAAAGGACGTAATCCAAATTGGCTTTTTAAAAATCTACCACTTCTTTGCATAGCTGGTCTTATGTTTCTTCCAAAAAATCCTTGTTGATTTACAGTTAAAGGAAAATTTCTTGCCATCTGACCTGTTGTATTAATAGTTGGTGCACCTATCATTTGACCTATTCTAGCTTTTACAGGTTTCAATGCACCTTTCTTCAAAGCTTGTTGTCTAAATAATGGTCTGTTTAAAACTTTATCGAGAGACATTAACCTCTCCCTAAACCTTGGAATGCTTGAAAAGCTCCAATACCAGTTCCAATAGATTGTGCAAGTGGACTAGTCTGAGGCGAAGTTGCAGCTGTAAGTGTTGATTGTGACTTAGGTCCAGCAGCATAAATGTTTGATAGAAACTCAGCTCTTTGAAAAGGCTCAAAAGATTGTTGTAGTGTTGATTGTCTAGCTGCGTCTAATGTATTTTGTGCCAGCTGTCTTTGCAAACCTCCAGCTTGTAATAATTGATTTATATCTGCTTGTGCCATCTGTTGTTGGCCTGAACCTATTTGTGCTAACTGACCACCAATTTGTGCCTGTTGAGCTTGTTGTTGTTGAGCTGCACCTAATGCAGTTCCAAAACCTCTTTGTTGTGCTAAGCCTACTTGACCCAATCTTGCTCTTTCTAATTCTGCTTGAGCAACTCCTTCTCTTCCTCCACCAAAAGCTCCTGACAAAACAGCTTGTGCACCTAATCTATTTTGAGCTTGCGCTGCTTGTCTATTTATTTCATCAACCACATAAGATTGATAAGGGTTAAAAAATTGATTTATGTTTGGAGTTTGTGCTGCAAGTAATTGTCCGATGCCCGATGTTACTGTTGGAGCGCCCACTCCTGTTGTTCCTGCTGCTGTTAAACCTTGTTGTTCTAAAGCTCCAAAAGGTGCGACTTGCATAGCAGGTATTGATACTGGTTTTCCCGCAACTCCACGGGCTAAATCCATTAATTCTATTTTTCGTTCTTCTATACCTGGAGCTTCTCTAATTACTGATTGAGTAAACTGACTTCCTCCTGAAGCCGAGGGGGCAGGTGCTGATCCACCACCTCCTCCAAAAATACTACTTACTATTGATCCCATTATAAATCTTTCTCCATTTGAATATGTTTAGGTTTCCAACCCCATTTTTGTGAAACTTTTGACCAGCCTGGTCTTACCCAAAAACTTAGTTTTTTGCATCCATTTAGTTTAGCAAATTTTGTTACAGTATTCACTATCTTGTCCTCCCATAAATGTCTCTTTCTTCCTGTACAAATAATCGCTTCAAGTTGAGAGTAATTAGGTAAAGCTGCAATACGAGTTACAAATAATGCAAAGACTTGATTTAGCTCCTCTTCATCACTTCCGAAAACAAGAAACATCTGTGCTTCATCTTTTTTAAGAAGGTCTTTAATATCTTTTGGTTCAGCAAAACCTCCTGAATATTTTAGTGCTTCTGCAATCATAAAATCACATAGTGGCCAAAACTTATCTATATATTTTGGTTCGACAGATAATACAGAAATGTCAGGTTTAGTTGGCTTGGGCTTTTGCATTTCTACTTCCTTCTAATAAATCAAATACTCTTTTGTATCTTTTTTGTTGTTCATAGAAGTATTGTGCACCTTTTTCTCTCATATCTTTCATGCTATTAGGATTTCCTCCAGCAATGATTCCCGCGCCTAATACTCCATCTGCTCTTGTTACAAACTCTCCGTCTGCTAGTTGAGCTAACATTGTATCCTCGTCCTTATCTCCTGTGCCAGTTCCATCTTCGACATAACCCGATGCACGTACATAATTATTTGCATCGTTTTCGTTATGAGATGTTTTACTTGGAAGGTAATTTATACCACCTTCATTAAATTTTTTAATTTCTGCTAAACCGCCTTCTTTTAATCTGTTTCTCTCTATTGCATATGGTCCCATTCTAAAGTCACCCTGATTTATAGGATCAGCTTCAGGTATGTATGGTTGCTCAAAAACTTTTTCAGTTCCATCTACTGGATCTATATATCTAAAACCGCCTCTTTGTTTTTGTAATTCTGCTACAGCTAAATTATAAGTTGGTGTAAATACATCTTGTGGTTTATTTTCAAATGCACCTGACCCATAAGCCAATGATCCAATACCAAACGCTGCTTTTATAGGATCAATTTCATAAGCAACATCTTTAGTTAGTTCGCCTGCTTCATTTCTTTTCCTTCTCATAAAAAGTTTTTGTAATATATTTCTATCATCCATTGATGCATTTACTACATTTGTTCCAGCTCCACCTGCTGCTCCTAAATTTAAAGCATTAGATCCTTGACCTAAATTACCTAAAGTTCCAATTGTGCTTTGTTGTGGTAATCCTAACATTGGTCCAATTGATGTTTGTCCCAAACTTTGAATAGGTCCTAATTGTGTAAATGATGGAACGGTAGATCCAAAACCAGCACTACTTACTCCAGGTACCATTTTACCACCTTGGTATCCTAAAAAAGCACCTGTAGCTCCCGCCAATAATCTTTGAATTCCTGATCCACCAGCGTCTTTGGATCCTTTATAACCTTTGTAACCTCCGTAGGCTGCCAGTGCGTAGGGTAAAAATTGTAACATATATTATGTGTTCCTTAAAATTAGCTAACTAATAAATTTTACCATTTTACTCAGTCTTTATCAACTCATCGGCAAAGCACCCTCTGTATTGATGTTCTCCAGCATGTGTAATTCGGTCGGTTATTAAAGCGTGGCATTTACCACCAATGTCCTTCCATCTTTTACAAAAAGCAAAATCCTCTCCTAGATATTTTTTAGTTTTAGGCTCATGCATGGTATCAAAAAGATTATATAAATAAGGTCTATTCATAAGCTCTCCATTAATAACAGTTTTTTGTACAATTTCTGTATCAGGATAAGCTTTTATCATTTTTTCTATTACTTCTCTTTTTATTAACATACATCCAGTAGGTGAATGAGTTACTTCAATAACACCATCCTTTATGAGTATATTTTTATCATCCTCAACTTTCATTGGGTATGAGTATAAACCTTTAAATTTTAAGTCTTTTGCGTTTTTTATATTACCTTTGGATATTCTTTCCCACGCTTTATCCCAAAAAATTTGTTTTAAGGGATATGGAACTGATATAACATCTTTGTCAGATGCTATCATTTTAAAAATAGATTGAGTTTGAAACTCTATATCAGAGTCTACAAATAATAAATGTGTATGATTACTTTCCATAAAACTTGAAACGCACAAGTTTCTACCTTGAGTAACTAAAGATGATTTCATTACTTGAAAAGAGGCTTGAATATTGTTTGACACACAATGTTTTTGAAATTCTAAACAAGCATTGAAATAATGTATAGAAACATTATCAAACACTGGAGTAGCTACAAATATAGAAAACTTCTTAGGCTTTATTTCTTGTTTTTTTATATCTTCTTCATTTTTAAACCATATAGGTTTACTTGCGTCTTGAGTCAACTAAAGCTCCTTGTAAAAAATTTGTCCATTGTGCACCAATTACTTTCCAACTATAAAAATGATTATAGAAATTTTGTTGAAATTTTAAATGTATTTGTATGCCATCTTGATTAAGTTGTTCAGGTAATCCGTCTATAACAGAAGCAAATTGTGTAGCTAAATTTCTTAAATTATTATCATATGGAACATAGATTGGAAATTCAGAGCAGGTTTCGTAAAGTGCTCCGTTGTCCGTTGTCGCTACATACAAACCACAGGCTAAAGCTTCTAGAGCAGATATACAAAATGTTTCTTCCCATATATTAGGATAAACAAATGCATCATAATTATGTAAATTTTCTAAAATATAATCATTCGATTTATAACCTATATAATTAACATTAGGTAACACCTTAGCTTGTTCATAAAGAGCTTGATAATTTTGATCGTTATCTTTTTCAAAATCTGTTCCGTATATCTTTGTGCTACTATAAACATCTAATTCAATATTTGTGTTTTTAATTAATTGCATAGCGCCTAACAAAACAGATAAACCTCTCCAAGGTGTAGGGTGATATATTAGTTTAATTTTTTCTTTCTTTTGTTTAGGGTCTCTTAATTTTATATTTGATATACCATTTTTTATTACAACGCATTTTTCATGTGGTAGCTTAAATGTTTTTCTAAACTGCTCATAATTCCAATGACTATTGAACACATAATAATCATATTCTTTTATACGTTCTTCACTTTTAAAAAAATCTTGAAAGTGTGGCTGATCAGGTGCCATTTTTTGCCATAGTATATTTATTTTGTTAGCTGATAGAGGAACTTTACCTGGTACGGACGTACATATTTGAAACTGTTCCAGTAACTCAGATGAAACATTTTGTTTTAAAAATTCGTATTGTAACTCAGTACCGCCTAAAGGATTCATGTATTTTTAGTTTTACTAAACATAGGTAGATCAGGCACTTGAACCTCAACGTCTGTAGCTAAATCTTCTTTAGGATGATTTGCTAAAAAAGCTTCTTCTGTTTCATAACGTTCACCTGTTTTAATACTTCTATAATATGTTTTAGTTTCACATTTTATTTTTTGATAAACAGTCATTCGATTTTAATACACTAAACTAACGCCCTTGTCCAATATACTTCTTTCTATGAGGTTTTCTTTTGTTTAATCTTTTGGTGTGAACACCTGGACGTTTTTTGGGGGTTCTTTTGTGGTAATTATTTACCCCAAACATGGGTTTCTTTTTAGCCATTTTCTTGTGATCTATCTATTTGTGCGTAAGTTATGGCTCCTTGAATTTTGTTACTGCCTGTAGCTGCGGTAACTGTCACTGAATCTCCAGCCTCTAAATTTAAGGTTTGAGGTGTAGCGTTTATTTGAGTTTTAGCTGCAACATCATCTCTAAAAAATTCATATTCAGCGCTTGAATCAGATGAATCTACTAAATTCATGTTCACTAAGATTGCCGATGATGCATCATTATTTGCAACATATATACTTTTAATAATTATTGTTGCGTTAGTTGGACATGTAAGCACTGTTGTTTTACCTGTGCTTGCTTGTTTATAACCTTGGTTTTTATATTGTATAGTCATTAGGATAAGAAATAATTAAAAGCATCTGCTTGGTTTTTTATATCATTCTCATATGAGAAGTTCAACTGAGACTGTAGAGTTCTTAAAGCTTGAAGTATTTGTCTTTGATCCTCTTGAGAATATGAAGCTTTTGGTTCAGGAATTTGAATTGTTATTTTAGCCATTATCTTCTACCATCAGGTTTAACATCAAATCTAAATGTTCCGTATCTCCAACTTTCATCTATGGCTGAGGACTCAATTTGCACAGCAGCTAACCTTGCTCTAGCTCTAGTGTCTACTTTCGTTGTGCTTGAGCTTACAGTAAAAGGACCTAACGGACTAGAAGCTGCAGTAGATCCTTGCGGGAATGAATTTAAAAAAATGGTAACTTGTGCATTACCGCTTATTCTTTTGAAATCAGGCATAAATCTACTTACACTTAATAAAAATTCACCATCTCCAGGCACACCTTGTCTTCCATTCAAATCAAATTCTCCTGACTTAATAAAAGCAGGTATTGCAGTAATAGTTCCATCTCCATTTAACTGATTCACTCCTACTTCATGTGCATAATAAATTGTTGCTCCATTTGATACACCATTTACAACTGGAAAAGTTGGGGTATCTGATTCTTCAAAATCAGTGGCATAAGGTTTGTCATATACCGTAGATCCCATCCAAGTAGTTCTGTCTAAAGTTCCTGTTGTCCAAACTCCCTCAGCATAATTGTAAGTTACTACTCTATCTATTTTAGTTGAAGTGGCTGTGGGATAGAACCAGTTTATTTCTGAGTATAGTTCATTAATACCTCCATATACAATTTTGCCTGAATCATAATTTATTCCTAAATTATTACCGTTTGTAGTAAAAACAAAATCCTCAACAAGACATGGTAATGATTTTACTGTTCCATCATAAACATAGAAGCCACCAGTTTTACCCATCCAAAACACAGCTCCATTAGCAAATACACCAGCATGTTGACCTAATAAACCAGCATTTGATGCAACTTTTCTAATTGAAAAAGTAAAAGGAGGCCCTACAAATTGCATTTCATAAACGGCAGTATCAGTTAAAACAAGAATATAATCTTTACCTTTAAAAGCACCAACTATCTCTGTTCCATCATCAAGTTGAAATGTTCCTGCGGTATTCGTTGAAGTAGGGTCGTAGACACTTGTGCTTTCTTGATCTGAAAATCTTATAAACATTTTATTTTGTGTGCTTGCCGTGCCGATTGTGGTTTCTGTTCCTAGATGAAATAGATGCCTATCTCGATCTGAAACAATGGTCATTACAGAAGCAGTAGGCATCCCTGTGCCTATTGTTGCTCTAGTTTGTAAAGCGTTGGAAGCAGCAGCGTCCCATGTAAAAGTTTCACCGTTGTGAACAGTAGCTATTAAAATATTACCAAAATTATCTAAAGACCAGTTACCTGGATCGATTGTTACAGTGCTTGACGTTGAGGCATCTCCCCAACCAATATAATCGGTTATGTCTGTCACGGTTGAACCATTAGCGTGTTCAACAGGCGTTGTAGAATTTAAACCTCTAGTTATTCCGCTTAATGTATTTGTGCCTGTGTTATTGCCCGTGTACTCCATATCTTCAGAACCTATTCTTATTTTACCTGCGCTTGGGAAACTAGCTGTGCTTGTTAAGACCACTGAACTAGCACCAACTAACATTGGTCCACCATTATTTATAGTTGTTGTAACTTGTGCTACTGTTCGTCCTCCCCAAAGATAAGTTCCCCAACCATAACCTGAAGATTGTTGAAGAGGTCCTACAGTTACGTAGGGTCTTACGTCTAATGTTCCATCATTAGTTACACCTGACTTACTTTCAGTTGAAGGCATTGTAATAGTAAAAGTGGTGATTGTTGGCACAGTTTGTATTTCAAATAATTTATTATCAAAGTCAGCATCTGTAAAATCTGTATTTGCACTGGTGAACGATCCAGCATTTGCGAAAGTTACAATGTCACCGACAGATAAATTGTGTGCTCCTGTGGTAGTAATGGTGACTGTCGCTGATCCGTTGGTCGTTGTTATATCTGAGCCTGTATGAAAATTGTCAGTATCTAAAGGCGTAATGTCATAAAAGGCACCATCAAAATAAATAATTAATACTTTATCAGTTCCTATGGCTGCGTATTTTTTACCCTCTGTATTAGCCCAGACGTGCTGTGCTCTAGCGGCTCCCACTAATTTATCATTAACTAAAGCAGACCAGCCACCTATTTTTTCAGGTTCTCCATATCTAAATCTTACATTATCACCATCTACAAAACGGCCCTCTGCATCTGAGGGTGTAGATTGTTTGTCAAATCCTGGCGCTATATTTACTTTTGCTAAAGGCATATCGGTATTATATCAAACTATTTAATAATGTTAAACGTCTCTAAATGTTAAATTTACTCACTTATAGGCAGGTGTCTTGTATTAAAACTAATTCCATATTTAGGTTTTTCGTGGAATATTGTTTTTGTGTAATGATTTAGAAAAGATGAGAATACTACAAATGCACCCACGTCAGGTTCTAACTCCTCATTTATTTCAGGAAAGATAAGCTTTTGAGGATTTTTATTAAAATAGATCGCCCCCGACCAAATTGAAGGTATATGATCATGAAGAACTGTTCTATCAAAATTTTCATGTCTATTACCCCATGCATCTGCTAATACATACTTATGAGTAAAAAAATCATTTACGTAATCGTTTATCTCGCCATAAAGTTTTAGAAATTCTTTATCCTGACAAAAAAAATTCCAGCTTGTCATTTTACCTAAAACACTTGTTTTATAACTATTATTATTTTCTAGCTCTACGCCTTCATTTATTTTATTAATGAAATAAGTAGGATCTTGTAATTGTAATTTACCTTTTAAGAATACTAGAGGCCGTTCAATAGGTCTTCTAATCTCTTTTTCTATTATCATTTAGTTTCGATATCATCATCTATATTGGTAGTGAGATCTTTTAATTTAGGGTCAGTTTCTTTTTGAAACTCGAAGAGAATCCTGAATAAATTATTGCAGAAATGTTTGAAATTTTCAGGTGCAAAAATTAATTTACCTTTTGTTAAAATAATGAATCTTTCTCTCCATGTAAAAGTAATACTTTTTTCTTCAGGTTTATTTTCAATTAGCATGTTGTATTTTACCTCTGTTTTTTTCGAGTTGTTTTCTTTTTTCAGGATCCATATGTGTCATGTCTAACCCTAAGCAAGCTCTGCCATCAAACACCCATTCTGCATTAGGACCATTTACATCGATGTAATGTAAAAATACTTGTGCATGATAGTCGCCTTCAAAAGCTGTTGGTCTTCCGTGAGGCAGTTCACACCCTTTGTATACAATAGCATCTCCAGGTTTTTGTATATACTCTTTATCACCTGCTACAAAAGCCCAAGGTGTTTTATCAGAAGCAATCATGACACTTACACTATATTCGCAAGAAGGCCTATCGGAATGCATTTTTAAAGAATTACCTAAAGTATACATTCTCCAGTAACTATATGTAGGCATTAATTTTTTATTTGTTAATTGTTCCATCACATCTTTTTTAGCCATTAAAACTGCTTCGAAAACTTTGTCTGAGTAAATGCCAGTATCAAAATGAGAAGCTTGATCAAAATTACTAAAATTTAATCTATGTGCTAATTTACAATAATTTGTTAAAAGTTTTATCTCACTTTCTTGTAAAAAATTTTCTTTTACAGAATATAAATTTTTTTCTAATTTACTCATTACCACGACCACCCTACTATACTATATCTTGTGCCTTTAGTTACTTCATTCACTTTATGTGGAAATAAAAAATTACTTGGCCATATTAGTAGTCTTCCAGGCACGTTTTTTATTTTATATTCTTCTTCGTAAGAGGGTGTTGTGAAAGTTATTTCTCCACCTTCAAAATCATTATTCAACATTAATATTAAACTAAATTGTCTAGGATGTGCATCAAAAAAATCAGTATGATAAACGTAGAATCCACCCTTATCATATTTCAAAGCTGTCACTTCTTTTACAATGCCTGTTGCTATATCTTGTGAACCTTTTTTCACAGTTTCGTCAATATATTTTCTTATGCCTGTTGTAAAAAGAAATCTTAAAAAGTTACTCCACTTTGCTTCTGTTAAAGATGTTTTCAAATTTTCTAAAGGATAGTCATGAACTTTTCTAATGTCAGGTCTAACATTACCTGCAGAACCTACTTGTGCATGCTTGTAATCTAATTGTTTTACAAACTTTACCAAATTAGCAACGTCCTCTAAGGGAATAGTATTATCGATAATCTTAATATATTTTTTTAATTCCATTTTTTCTTTTGCCAAATATTATTTTTATAACGATCAATAAAAGATGTTAAAAACTTGACTAGTTCTAAAATATAGCCTTTCCTTTTTTGTTTTTCAATAGACATCTTCCAATTATCTCTTTTAAAAGGAATAACTTGAGCAATCGGTGTTCCTTTTTCTATAATAGTGTCTAATTCAGGATATTTATCTGAGTTTATAATAAAAGGTAAATTTACGGGTATTTTATGCAAATCAGTATCTACAATTCCAGATAATATTTCAAACCGATCATCTCTGTTATTTAAGGGTGGAACAAATAAACATGAATATCCTTTTGGTGTTTGTATTGTCCAAGGATTTACAAATTTGTGGATGGGTAAGTCTTTATTTTTTTTAATTAAATCACTTCCCGCAAGTTGAAAAGGTTGATGTATTTCTAATTTTTTATTAACCCAAAAACCAACATCTTCTGCAAATTGATTGTAGTCTTTCAGGGGACTAAATTGTTCTCCGTCTCTTTTTCCTGTAGCTGGATTTATCATATTATGTTTTATTCTTAGGTCTATTGGAAGTTTAATAATATATCCTGCTGATAAAGAATCTAAAAAAGGCATGCAGCCTTTTACTGTATTATGTCCATGAACATGTTTTAATTTTTTATACCAAGTAGGAATATTTCTTTTGGCTGGAATGGGTGGCTCAATATCTGTAATTTCAGAAATAAATTTAATGTTATTTTCAAACATTAAAAAGTATTATCATATTAAAAATTTTTGTAAATAATTATGGTATACAAATTCCTAAAACAGGCGTGCCACCCTGAGAAGTAACCCAATCCTCAAATCTCACCTCTATTGGAAAAGTAATATTATCTATATTCAAGTTAACCAACCAATCTCTATATGCTTGAATAGGTGCTCTTCCAGAATAAGTTTTCATTGTTTGTGAATTTAAGTGGTCATTTAAAACATTTATCAAACCATCTCGGTGTGATTTAAAAGATTCAATACCCAAAGTATTAGTTAAAGTTACATCATTGTATACTATATTGTTTGAATCGTCTAAAGACTCAGGAACTTTTGTACCTGCATTGATAGATAACCAATCTGCATCAGAAATTTCTACATTTATCCACCAATCTGAATTATTAAGATTAAGTTCGCTAACTTGTGATGCTGTTTCAAGACACACATTTAAAAGTTTTGTAGTTTTATCAAAAATCGCTATTGCCATAATTAACCCGCTATATTTTCATAAATTACTAAAAATCCTGCTTGTCCAGAATTACCAGTTGTAGGATTTGGTCCACCTACTCCTGCATTCTTGTCAAAAAAAGTATTTCCCGTTACAACGAAAGCAGTTGGACTCGGAGTAACGTTTCCTGATGATCCTGGTTCATTATTACCTGATCCACCGCCTGTTCCGCCACCAGCAGAAATATTTGTACTTCCCACAGCCGCACTTTGGCCTGATTGTCCCCCTACGCCAGCTTGCCCTGGAGTGCCTCCTCCTCCACCAGCGTTAAATGGAACTGGTCCGAACGGTTGAGAAATTGGCACAATAAAGTATCCAGCTGCTCCTGAACCACCAGTATTTCCACCACCTAATGGCCCTTGTCCTCGTCCTCCACCACCGCCACAAGCGAAAGCTGTAATTATATTTGTAGCTGGGTTTGCTGTGAAGTTTCCTGAGCTAGGTCCAGTTGTCATGGTTGTTATTTGAAATGCTTTTGCACCGCCTGATCCTGAAGCTGCAGCGGTCAATCTTCCATCTTCATCAACAGTTATGTTAGCTGTTGTGTAAGATCCAGCAGTTACAGCTGTTGATTGTAGTTGAGCTGGCCCTACTGAGTTAGGTGCCATCTTATTTAATGTGACGTTAGATTGTAAAATTTGTACAGTTCCAACAGCGTTAGGAGCCATTTTATTTTGAGTTACGTTTGATTGAACTATTTGTGCAGTTCCTACAGAGTTAGATGCCATTTTAGTTTGCGTAACATTTGACTGAAGAATTTTAGCAGACGTTACAGCATCTGTTGCAATTTGTGCAGCAGCTACAGTTCCGCCTAAAGTATCTAAAGAAATTTCTTTTAAATTTGTTCCATCTGAATAAGCTGCAAAGATGGCTGCTCTGTCAGGAGTAAAACCTGTTCCTGATGCAGTTTTAATTGTAAGGTTACTTGGATTAGTTAATCCAGTGCAATCGAAAATATAATATTTTTCTATGCTATCAGGTATAGTACATATTGTGCTCGCTGCGATTGATGCTGTAGCAAATTTGATAACCATGTTTCTAGCATTGGATAACGTGGCATTAGACATAACTAATGCTAAAGTACCACCACTAGAAAGTGTTACTTGTTCAAAACCTGCAATAGCTTGTTGAATTAAATTTAAATTTGTATTTGTTTTATCACCCCAAGTACCAGCGTTTTGGCCAGTTACCATTAATTCGAGTTTCAGATCTGTAGAATAACTTGACATATATCTCCTATTTTAACTTAATTAAGCTGCTCTATCAACCTCAGTCCAAACATTGTTTACGCCTGGGTCAATCTCAGCCCATGCGGTTACATTAACCGACCCTATATTAGCTGTCAACCCTATACCACTTGGCTCTACTTTTGCAGTACCAGTAGCAATCGTAGATCCAACAGCAGATGTCAATGATAACCCTGAAACACCGATTATTTGACCTGGTATTTCTACTGGCGTTCCTAAAGATAATGCAAGGGCTTGACTTTGAGTTATTGTTTCTACAGTTGATTGTTGTAAACTAATAGATCCTAATGTTAAAGATCCTGTAATTCCTGTTACATCAACACCAATTTTTAATCCAGCTACAGTATTACCAACTGAACCTGTTAAGAGTCCTGCTGTAGCAGGAGATTCAACAGTCGATTGAACTAAACTTTGTGACCCTTGTGAAAGCGTCATTGCATCTTCGCCTACAAAAACGAAAACACTTGAATCTATTTGTATAGAATTTAAACCTTGAGTAATTGTTAAAAGATCTAAACCTGAAAC